TAGATAAATTTTGTGCTTCGTCTACAAGGACAATAGAGTTCTCATAGGATCTACCACGGATTGTCTCAATCGGCTGAATCTCGATCTGACCCTTGTTTAGCATGTACTCGTATTTATTTTGTCCAAGTGCCTTCCTCAGAACTTCGAGCATAGGCATCAACCAAGGTGTCATTTTTTCTTTAATATCACCGGGGAAGTGCCCAAGAGATTTTCCAGTCGGTACGTTCGCTCTTGTAAGAACAATTTTATTGTGTTTACCCTTTAAAAACAATTGGGCTGCAGTGCCAGCGGAACAATAGGTCTTACCAGTTCCTGCACACCCAATAGTTACAACAATAGACTTTTGTTTGATAGCGTTAATGAGTGTGTCTTGTTTTTGATTCTTTGGTATCACATTAAAACCAAAGGATTGCGTGGTGTTCTCATTAAGCTTTTTTGGTCTTCTTTTTGACATTATACATTAACCCAATATTTATCATCATAAAAGTCAATTGGAATTATTGACATAGATTCTAATTCATCAGATTTTTCTCTGATTCTTTTAATAGAGTTCCAGATAGCTTGACCCTTTTCATACTCTAAAGTTTCCTCAGCTGTCCAGTTTACAACTCCTTTGATTGCGAGTTCGGCAGCACGAGCAGTAAGGTTGCGTTGCTTCCATTCTGGTATTAAATTGATAATTCTTCTTTGTGCTTCAGCTTTTACTTGCTGAACCATATTTGAATCATACTCCTCAACTTCTTCTGTAGTCTTATCGACAATGTTCCAAGTTTGAACCCAAGAACCGCTTGAATTATCGAAGCTTCCTGATTCAAGCCGCTGTGTGCGTTTATCATAGCTGGGCTGGTCTTGAATAGCATAAGAATACACTCCATAACTGCTCAAAGTATCATCGGAGATGATTCGCGGGAATGACGTGTTTGGGTTATCACGGCGTAGTTTCCCGATTGTGTATTTCTCGGGTGTGCCGTTTGTAATTTTTATATACATTTTATTATCCTAGTAGTTTGTACTTTATGACCATGTTGCTGAAACCAGTGATACTCTATTAGTGCCTGGAGAATCAAGAGATTCTACCATAGTCGAGCCTGTGCCTACAGTAAAACCTGAGCTATAATACTGATTTTCATTTTCATCTTCTATAGAAGGATCTAAGCTACCCCATATACCAGCAGCACCCCCAAAATTTGACCCAGCGTGAAAAACTAGACCACCGGATTCAGTAGATAAACTAGTAGAAGCTATATCTAACCCGCCACCATCTACGCTTGTATCAGTTGGTGTTTGTGAGCTGAGGCCGTAAAAAGAGTATACCGATATAGCGCATCTAAGCGGTGCAGTAGAAAAAGACACAACTATATTAGCAACAGTCCCTGTGGTTATATTTATATTATGTGTAGATACCTGACACTCGTAGGGGCCGAATGTTGTAGATATTCGAGTCGTTGTTGAGCCTCCTACAGTAACCGTAGGGACAGTGTAAGAATTGGTAAAATAATGCACAGCCACCAATACCATCCTATCGGAGGCTGCAGTGCCTATATTTATAGAACTAAAGGTATAACTACTCCTGTCTGCCGTTGATTCTGCAGATTGCAGATATCCTCCGGTATATATAGGGGCTGCAGTGCTGCCACCAGTCCCACCAGCCCCAATCGTTTTATGAAACAACATTACGAACCGTCCCCCACAAGTGCTCCGTAGAGCGTGCTGCCAACTTTCCAAATAGATACTACCGTAAAAGTAGGGGTGCTTAAATCAGGAGCACTACCTCCGTTGTTTACCCAAGTCATCGTTGGCCAAGTGATAGTATAGCCTCCATCAGTAATGTGTAAAGTCAGTGCTTGTCCAGACGAAAAATTATCTGTCAGTGCGGTTATATTACCTGTAAGCGTGAGTGTTTGAATAGTTCCGTTATCCGGCTCTAACTCAGTTGTAACAGATCCTGTAGTGCTAGACCAGTTATATACCTGCTCAGTTATAGATCCTGAAACCGTAAATGTATCCGTACCGACGGTCAAACCAGTAAAAGTTGGGCTATCCGTTGTTGATACACCTTGATCAAGAGCCTTGACTGCTGTGAGATTATCCAGCTCACTATCCATTAAGGCCCCTGCCGCTTGAACATTTGTAGAATCAGTTACATCCGCATTAGCCTCGATTCCTGCAAGTTTATTTTTTTCAACAGTGGTGTAATTATTATCTGTATGAACATAATTTGAATCAATTACAGTATTTACATTATAACCTTGTACAGTAACTCCAATATCTTCTGCTTGTAAGGCAGAGTCTGCAAGAGTACCTTGTGCAGAAGTAGCAAAAGAATTGACGTCGATATTTTTTACACGAACGGCAATAGTACCAGAAGTTTCACTTGATGTAACTACAAAAGCAATTGGTAAATTTAATCCAGATGTAGGTTCTGTAGTTTGTACTGCGCCTAAAGTTGTTGTTGAAACATATAAAACAGCTCCTTCTGAATAAGAAGAAGTATCAATGTCTCTAACTTTCCCAAAGTGGGTGACTTTACCATCTTCCCCATTAAGAATTGTTTCCGTAGCTATACCGAGGAAATATTTAGCATTATCAGGATCTGTACCATCCATCGGAGAGATTAGAATACGCCCTGAAGAGCCAACAGTCCCAACTGCCATTACTGGTGTGCCATTAGTAATAGTAGAGCCTGTCTGATTTTTGACATTCCATAAAAGCTCTTGTCCAACTTGTAATGTCACGTTATCGTTTACAGTAAGATTTAAAGTTTCTTCATCAGAATTCCAATAAAGAGAACTTGTTGTTGGATTAGCTGGCTCATAGGTAGTATCAAAATCAATATAATCAATATTATCTAAATTAGTAATTGAGTCGGCCCCGCCAATCTCAATGATTTCATTGCTACCAGTTTTTGAGTAAAGCTTTTTATCTGCAAGGTTAATGGCAACTTCACCAACATCTAGTTGTGATGTGTCTGGGATGTTACCACTAACACTTGACTTTTTTAAAATAATCTTTGTTGTCATAGGACACTCCTGTTTACTATTATAGAATAGCAACTTATAATTTAATTAATAAGTACCACCGTCAAGAACAACGTTCTGAAGTGTTTCGTTATTCATATCCCAAGCATCACTTGCTTCATTCCATACAAAAGAGACATTAGCAGAAGTACCGCGTTCAATTTCAATCCCGCCATTTTGTGAAGGTACCCCCGTTTCATCTGAGTTTAACAGAATGACAGAATCACCGATATTTACTTCATTAGAGTTGACAGAAGTGGTCGTTCCGTTAACAGTTAAGTTACCAGCAATAACAACGGTACCAGTGTCATCACCATGGGTGCTTGGGTCGATAGTAAAGGAAGAAGGACCATATAAAGTACCTGTCAACTCCATGTCATTAAAGGTCACATCATCAGATGTAGCAACCGCCTGACCAATGCTGATAACACCATCATTGTATGAAACACCAACACCGCCGGAAAGTTCTGAATCAACTGCTGTGCTAAAGTCAGTAATATCAGAGGCAGTATGTGTATGACCTGTAGCAGAAATACCTGCTTCCGCTAAAGTGTTATTTACAAAAGCAGACCCATCCCATTTAAGGATTTCACCAGAAGTAATACCTGTAATAGTTACATCTTCTAGAGACTCTAATGTGCTGTACCCTGCAGAAACAAAAGCAGAGCCATTATAAGACTTTAGAAGATTATTTACAGTATCATACCATAAATCGCCCTCTGCTGGTGAAGGAGGTGCAACAGAATCTACATAGGCTCCATTAACAGTAACGATTGCACCTGAATTGTTTTTAGTATAAATTTTTCTATCAGCAAGGTTTACTGCTAATTCACCTTGATCGATGTCACCAATAAGAGGCGCAGAACCTGTTGTAGAGGATTTCTTTAAAATAATTTTAGTAGCCATTAGTATGAGCCTCCAGTAATAGTTGTATTAGGGTTGTTTATTGTTGTTGTAGACATATATTTAGAAGACTCACCGTTGTAAATAAGCACAGCTCCATCAGATCTTAAAGTGTTATCGATATCTGTAAGATCACTTGTAGATCTTGTTGCAAATTTATGGTCAATCTCTGTTTCAGTATAATATCTATTGTCATGATCATGTGCATCAGAAAGATCAGTGATAAACCCGCTAACAGTGATCTCGTAGGTATCACCATTAGAGTTACTCATTACAAAGATAAGATCATCTTCAGAAATATACGCACTTTCAATAGTGTCGCCTTTAGAACCCTGTGAACCAACTCTTGCAAGGGAAACCTCATAAGAAATTTTTGAGACATCAACGGAAATATCATTTATATTACCAACAGTAATTTTGTAATCAGACATAACTAGCTCTCCTCTGAAGGACTATAAAGTACTTCTACAAGACCCCTAAATGGTTTCCAAATCTGTTGTGCTGTGCCTACGCCGGAGTCTTTCACTTCAAGACCAATCCAACCATAGGAAGGAGAACCCGGTGAAGGCTGTGTCGTCCAGTTGTCAACAAGAGTTTCTGGGATTACAATTTTAAAGGTATTGTCTGTATTATCTGAATCGATAATTGGTAAAGTTGTAATTTGGCCATTAACTTTAACTTTAGTTGGTTTACCATCAAAGTCAAGTTCTCCGGCCATGTCTGCTTCTACAATTTTTGCTCTAAGTGTATGAGAGGCAAGACTTGTAATCCAATTAAGAGTAATATCTAACTGAATTTGTTCCCCCTCAACAATAGACACAAGAACAGCCCCATTATCATCAATAAGATCTTTAGAGCTGGAGTTAATTCTTGATCGTGCCATTTTAGTTTCCTTTCTTTGTGACCCTCGGGTGACAAACTAGAAGGTTATTTTTTATTTCTATTTTCGTTTTGTTCTTTAATAAGCTTATCTTTAGCTTTCTTTAACTCTTCCGCACTTAATCTGTCTTTACTTGAAATAACTTTACCAGCTAATTTAGTAGCCATAATAATCTCCTTATAATTAAAAGTTGAAACCTCTTGTAGCTACTTTAGTACCGGCTCTGATAGGATACAGATACTCAACAGCATAACGGAAAGCATCTGACCAATGTTCAATACCTTCTTTCTTATCGATAGTAGCTGTATCTGGATTAGACTCAGTCCATTGTGTTCTTTCAATAGATTTAATCGTATTAACACATCTGGGATGAACTAGGATATCAATATCACCGTTGGCATTCTTGAATTTCTTATTAACAGCAGCAACCGAATCAATGATTGGTGGAGCTTTACTGTGTGCCTTTGTGACAATTCCAGCTGATTGTAAAATAGAGAAGTCGGTTGTACCCACTGCAGCAGATGTTTTCCTTGCTTTACCCGCTGGATCTGGGTAAGAAATGATTCTCCGATTACTCTTAAACTTTTCTTTTAATCTATTTGCTAACGTTTCTGTGTCTGGATGACCTTGCATTTCATCTAATACATGGATTTGATTACCTCTGATAGCAAAGATAACAGAAGCCATAATCGTTTATGTTCACCAAAGGTCGTTAATCCTTGATCGTTGTTTTGTTATGTAGTTAATTATTATTTAAGTATTCTATAGCTATACTCAAATTGTTTATATTATCTTTAAATGCACCTAATCCAGTATTACAATGCCCACAAAGAACACCTCTTATGTGTCCTTTTCCATGGCAATGGTCTATAACGGCGCTATTGCCTGTCCGGCTACCTCTACAACCATCATGGAAGTCTATTAAAGAATAACAGATTGCACATCTACCATTTTGTTTCTCTAACAAATGGTTTCTTTGTTCTATGGTTATATTGTATTTTCTTTTGTAATACCATTTGGTTTGTTCAGATTTAGAACAATCTTTACAATAAGTTTGTTTTCCGTCTTTTCTTCCTTTATGACTTCCAAAAGAAGAAAGGGGTTTTTCTATTTTACATACACAACATTTTTTCATGTCAGGTCTCCTTTTCAGGGTGACATAACAAAACAACTGCTTATAGTTTCCTATAAGACCAGACTATATCTTATACATTATTAAATGTATCTCCGCGCTTCCACTCACTTGAGTGTACTCCACAAGGGATAGTCGTTGCACCTTCCTATATAAATAGGCTTGGCTCAGGGTTGCCCTCGTCTTTACGTTAGGGGTTTCTCTGAATTCACGGAGTTTAAAGTCGGCTAAAACTTTACCGACATTGAAGTCAATTGCCACATGTACTTCTTCTTCATCTTCAAAGTATGGGAGAGAAGCATCAATGTGTTCTTTTCTGTCGAAGGTATAGAATACGTTATTACCTGAATCTTCAAAACTGGCTTCGTATTCTCTGGCAAACTTAAGAGGATCCACAGACAGCTTCACTCTCTCAATCTCTTCCTCGTCTAGGTAGGGGGAATCCCTGTAGGTATAGGTGTATGATCGCCACTCATTATCGTGCTCCTGCCTATTGTACAGCTCGTAGAAATAGTCATAGCCATTGGGAGTGGAAATAATAAGACCTCTACCCGGATTGGCACCAAATTTGTCAGCATTCTTTTTTGACCATCTTGTAGAGACACAAGGTTGAATAATACTCTCCCAAGACTCTTTGAGGTTCATACCAGCGCCCTTCCAAGAGGTAACTTCATCAGCAACAACAAAGTACTGGCCTGTCCCTCTCATACGGGCAGAGGCTTCATAAGACCAGATCTTTAACTGTACGTTTTTAGGGAACCAGAAAGTACCTGCGTTCTTAGATGTTTTCTCTGCATAGTCTTCCATACCAAGCTGATAGGCAATCAAAGGATAGTAAATATCCACTGCCTGACTGTAGGTTGGTGCAATAACAGCTACGTTCTTATTTGGGACATCTTCCGGTAATTCCATTAACTCTTGAACAGCAAGCATAGCAGCTACAGAAGCAGCGTAAGATTTACCAAAACCACGAGAGGCATTAACAACAGCATATCTACAATTCTTATCAATAAAAAGATCTCTGATAACCTCCGATTGTCCTTTATGTAATTCAATTTCTCTACTCATTTAATACTATCTTCTTCTTTTTCTTGTTGTTGCTTTTCTTTTCTTTCTTGAATTAGATAATGCTATAGCTATAGCTTGCCTTTGATTATAACCTTCATTAATAAGTTTTCTGATATTGAAAGAAACAATTGATCGGGATGAACCTTTACGTAATGGCATAATAAATTACCATTTAACCTTATTAGCCCAATAAGCAGCACTTAATTTGCCTCTTGCAATGTTCTTTGCATGTCTGGCTTTCCAAGCTTCTCTCCGCTTACGATATGACTCAGATTCACCTTCTTTCTTTGGACTACCAGAAACACCCTGTGAGCCAAAGCGGATAGTCTTAATTGTACTTCCTACTTTAGCAACAACAACATGTGACTTAGTTGGGTGATTAGGTGTTCTCTTCGGTTGATTATAACTAGATAAGCCCAATCGAGTCAATCGGGGGTCTTTTTCTGCCATGACATGACTCCTTATTAAGTTGTTAGTTTGATTGCAATAGGTTTCAGATCAGGATCACCAATAGTTTGTTTATCAGGTACTTTCTTATAACCATATTGCATTAGGTTATTAATAAGAGTGGCTTTGGTAGCAATAAGTTGAGCATGAGCACCGGAACCAACTCTGATCTGTCCTTCATCTAGTAGTCTGTTAATTTCATTATACTCATGAACCATCTTTTCAATAGGATCAAACTTTAGTTCATCTAGCTTTTTAACAGAGTCTTTACTGTGTACATTTCTTGAGCCTTTAGGGCGACCTGCCCCTCTTGTCTTTCCACCGGGGCCTCTTCTTTTAGGCTTCTCTTCCTTTTCTTCCATTGTTCTACCATCCTTATTAAGTTAATCAATCAATACATAAATACATACATAAAAACAATACTACTAGTTCCCTGATCTTACCCTCTCCATACGTTCAATCGAAGCTCTGATGAAAGCAATATTCTCATCCATTCTTGCAATAGCCAATGACTGTGTATGTACAGCAGTCTCAAGCTGTTCTGTTCGAGCATCAAGACGTAAGATATTAGCTCTGTTTACATCAACATCACTTCGGAGTACAGCAAAGAACCATACAAGCGTAATGGTTTGCACAATGACTCCAAAGATAATTGTCAGCGGAACTGACTTAGATAAATGCCATTCTTGTTTTTCTGATTCAGACATAGGTTTCACCTCTTTAGTAAAGTTATTTATGTATGTATTCTACAAAGTTCTTTTTAATATTTTTTCATGCATTTTTTGATCTTTTTTAACTTTAATCTATAAAATAAATAAATAAAAATTAAAAGAAATCAATATAATATAGTTTTAACACACTATGTAGGTTATTATATTTATAGTTATATATTATTTAAACATTAACCCCCCGAAGGAGAGTTGTCATTAAATAAATAACACCTATCAAAGTGACATCATCGGGGGGCGTAAGGGATACTTCTTTCAGATGTCAGTAGAAGTCCCGTTATGTTCAAACAATATATAACTACAAATATAATAACCTACATAGTGCATAATAACTACATCAGAGGATTGATATATACATGTATACCGTTTTATCATTAGTCGGAAGTATTTTTACCCCCTTATTTTCATAGGTATTTTTCATACCCACTTACATCATATTCTTCATCAAACCATAAGAGAAGATCCTTAGCAAAGGTACAAGCAGCATGAGATCTGTTAATCCACCCCCGGATAAAGGCTGATTGACTTCTATTTCTTTCTACAATTCCTGTGTAGAAGTCATTAGTGTCTGATTCAAACTCATCGAATACAGTTACAATGCTGTTATCCCTTGGTTCAAGGTAAGTGAGCCAAGCTTTTCTCATAGTGTTTGGTCCGATAATGCCATCAACATCAAGCCCACCAAGAGAGGATTGTAGTAGTTTAAC